ACAAATTGTCGGTACGTTTGCTAGTGGCACTCACATTCTTGGTCGAAACACTAATGACGGCTCTATCTTAGAGTTCCAAAAAGACGGCACCGCAGTCGGTAGTATTGGTACTGAACTAAGTCGATTATTTATTGGCTCAGACGACAGCATGATTTTCTTTGATGCTGGGTCTACTAATGCTATTTGGCCTTGGACATCTACAGCTACTTCTAGCGGCGATGCTGACAATACGATTGATATTGGAGACTCAAGCAACCGCTTCAAAGACCTCTACATGTCAGGCACTGCTTATACTAATGCCTTGGGCGTAGGAACAACATCACCAGACGTCAAGGTCGATATCGTTGACACTGCCTCAGACGTTCAATTACGTGTCTATAAGTTTGACGGTACTAACAACACCCGTCTTTCCTTTACTGCCGATGACAGTGGTGCAAAGATCCACTACAGAGACGCTACAAACGGCGGTGCCTTGCGGTTCAATAACAACGCAGGGGAGATGGCTAGGTTTGATGCAAGCGGCAACTTGTTGGTTGGGAAGACTGGCACAGGTATTGGCACAGTAGGCGTTGAAGCAAAAGCAGATGGGCAACTCTGGGCAACTAGAGACGGTAATCCTGTCCTGTCTCTTAACAGAGAAACTTCTGACGGGTCTATTGCAGTTTTCTACAAAGACGGCTCAACCGTGGGAAGCGTTGGTACTAAGCTATCTGATGGCGGAACAAGTGACGGTGAGCTGTTTATAACTAGCGGAAACACTGGATTATTTTTCGATGACATTGGAAGTTATATCCGACCCTGTAATGGCTCTGCCGCTTTGCGTGACAACCTCGTTGACTTAGGCAAGTCAGATTCACGCTTCAAAGACCTTTACCTGTCAGGCACTCCTTACATTGGCGGCACATCAGCTGGTCAGTCGGTAATTCAAATGTTAGCTAATCCAACTAATGGCGCTAACACAATCCACTTTGGTGATTCGGCAAGTGGTTCCGACACTTATGCTGGTTACATTAATTACGCACATGATTCAAACAGTATGCAGTTTGCTACTAACCAGTTAGAACGCCTCCGCATCGACTCTAGTGGCAACTTGTTGGTTGGTCAGACAAGCGAATCAGAATCTTTTGTAAACGTGAAAGTTGTAGACGGCGGACAAGCTGGGATTACTACAACGACTTTGACAGGCAGTTCGGCGTCAACAGCAATCCGCTTCAGAAACGGAAATGGAGTTGTAGGTAGCATTGTAACGTCAGGCTCCGCTACCGCCTACAACACCTCCTCAGATCAACGCCTCAAAGAAAACATCGTAGACGCACCTTCTGCTTCTGACGACATTGACGCTATCCAAGTACGTTCGTTTGACTGGAAGGCTGACGGGTCACACCAGAAGTACGGCATGGTTGCTCAGGAATTACAGAGCGTTGCACCAGAGGCTGTGTCAGTACCAGAAGACTCAGACGACATGATGGGCGTAGACTACTCAAAGCTAGTGCCTATGCTTGTAAAAGAAATTCAATCACTACGTGCCAGAGTGGCACAACTGGAGACTAACTAATGGCTACATGGACTATTGCAACACTTGAGCGTCACGTATCAGACGGTGGCGTTATCGTCGCACACTGGCGTGTAACTGAATCTGAAACTGTTGGAGAAGATACTTACTCTGCTTCTTCTTACGGCACTTGCAGTTTCTCATATGACCCTGAGGACCCCTCATTCGTTCCATACGACGATTTAACAGAAGAAGTTGTTATGGGCTGGGTATGGGAAGAAGTCGATCAGGAAGCTACTGAGGCGGCCCTAGCGGCTAACATCGCAGAACAGAAAGATCCTGTTACTGTTGATGGCGTGCCTTGGTAATGCCTGAGATCGATGACGACACCAGAGTAGCTATACCGCTAAGAAACTTAGTTGCTCTTGGTGCTGGCATCGTTATGGCTACTACTGCTTACGTAACTCTTGACACTCGTATCATCTCTATTGAACACGGTCAAGAAATACAAAACATGAACATACTGGAAAACTCTGCGTTTGTTCGTGAATGGCCTTTGGGTCTACGTGGTGCGTTACCAGACGATCTTATACAGAACGCTAAGATCATGGCTCTGGAAGAACGCAACGTAGAGATACACGAGTTACGTAGGCAGCTAAATAAAATAGAAGTAGAGATAGGTAAACTGAATGCACAGATAACTGTGGATCATCAGAGTGGTAAGGAATAATCATGTCAGATCTAGAGCAAGCAATAAGTCGGTTAGAAGCTCATGAGCGTGAGTGTAGTATTCGTTATGAAATGATTCAGATGCAACTGGATGCACACAATCAACGCTTTGATAAGCTTGAGAAGATGATGACAGGTGGTTTTGCTTCTATTGCTATTATCGTCACTATGGCTATTGCTATCTTGGAGTTTGCTAGATGATACAGGCTTTGATTGGCCCTATTGTTAATCTTGTTGGTGGACACCTTCAACGCAAGTCTGAAGAAAAGAAGGCTGTCCATGAGCGTAAGATGGTAGCTATACAGCAGGACGCTAACTGGGAAAACATCCATGCTAACAATGCAAACAACTCATGGAAAGACGAATGGTTTACTATTTTGTTTTCAGTCCCGTGTGTTCTTGCATTCTTTCCTTCTATGGTTCCTGTAGTAATGTCTGGCTTTGCTGCGTTAGATTCTATGCCTGAGTGGTACAAAGGTTTTCTAGGCGCTGCTGTGGCAGCATCGTTTGGCCTACGTGGTCTGGCTAACTGGAAGAAATAATATGGCTGTGTTTGATGATCCTCGTTTTACTCCTATTGAGCGGTTTTTAAGAGAAGTAAACCCTCGTGGTGTATCTGCGCCTACAGCTTTTGAGCGTGGTACTGTCAGAGCAGATCCTTCTACGTTTGGAATGATGGATACTCGTAATGCTGCTCAAGATGCTGCTATGACTGCTTCTCGTGCTGCTGATCGTAATATGGAAATTCTACCTGAAGATCAAATAGGTCCAACAGAAACTTTAGAAGATACTATTTTTCAGATTCTTATGGAAACTATTATCGGTGAACAAGGTATTCCAGAAGGCGTTTCTGCTGAAGCTATTGCAGCAATTAAGGGAGACTTTGGACCAACAACAGTTCCTGCTGAACTACAAGAAGTTGCTATAGATATTGCTGAAGCTGGTGGTTTTGATGAGTGGTTAGCACAGCAAGACTTAGAAGGGCCACCTGAAGAGTTACCAACGGAGCTAGAAGAAGAAGTTGATATCAACGCAGACACTACACTTGAAGATGAAATAGGTGTAGATCCTGACATGCCTATTGACATTCCATTCCCTACGCTACCTCCTAGAGAAGAAGACGGTGAAGGTGACGGCGAAGGTGACGGTGAAGACGACGGTGATGGTGCTGGAGAAAACGGTACAGGTCAAGAAACTGCTGGAGAGATTCCTGACTACAGTGACATGGGTGATCCAGACTACGGTTATCCCGGTGGGCTTCCTCGTCAAGGTAGTGGTGGTGTTATAGATGACTATAGACCGACAGATCCCGGTTTTACTGTTGGTATTGGCGTTCCCTTTTTAGGCGGCGGTGGTGGTGGCGGCGGTGAAGGCGGTGGAGGTGGCGGTACAGCACCACAACAAGGTATGTTTAAAGATAAGTTTACACCGTTCATGACTTCTATTGGTTATACCCCTGTACAATTACAACAACTTATTGCACCACCAAAGAAAGATTATATAAGAGAACTAGACGGTCTGTTTGGGAGACTACTTGGATGACATATTTAAACATAATGAATAACGTATTGCGTCGTCTAAGAGAAGATGAAGTAACAACAGTAACTGCAAATACGTATTCTAAAATGGCTGGTGATTTTATTAACGATGCTAAACAGTTAGTAGAAGAAGCTGCTGATTGGTCTGCACTTCGAGATACAATTATTAAACAAACAGCATCGTTAGTCGGTAGCGACTCGTTAATACTAACAGGATCAGGCGACAATGTTAAAGTCATGTCTGTAATTAACGATACTCAAAACTGTTTTATGGGTTATCAAACTAAAGACTGGTTTAACGAGCAACTCTATATTAATAACGGAATTGTTGGATCACCGCGTTACTATACTTTTGATGGTTTAGATTCTGCTGGTGATACTAAAGTACTTGTTAGCCCTCATCCTGATGGTGTTTATGATTTACGTTTTGACGTTGTTAAGCGACAAGCACCCTTGACTAACGATACCGACGTTTTGCTTGTACCTTCACAGCCAGTTATACACTTTGCTGTAGCTTTGTTAGCTCGTGAGCGTGGCGAAACAGGAGGTACTTCTACTGCTGAGTACTTTCAAATCGCCGATAAGTACCTATCAGACGCTATTGCTATTGATGCAGCTAAGCACCCAGAAGAGATGATCTTTAGGACTATCTAATATGGCTCAAGAACTGAAAAGTATTAATCTTCTGGCTCCGGCGTTCAAAGGTGTTAACACTGAAGACTCGCCGCTGGCACAAGATCCGTCGTTTGCTGAGATTGCAGACAATGCTGTGATTGACAAACGTGGTCGTATTGCTGCACGTAAAGGCTATACGTTAACAACTACTTCTGCTACACCTCTAGGTAGTAATGCTATCAGGGCTGTTCATGAGTTTGAAGACAATCAAGGAAACACTGAAATACTGAGTGTAGGTAACAATAAAATACTCAGCGGTACAACAACGCTTGTTGATGAAACACCTAGTGGTTACACAATTACTGCTGACAATTGGAAGATTGTAAACTTTAACAACAAGACTTACTTCTTTCAAATAAATCATGAACCTTTAGTGTACGACGGTTCTTCTGTAGTAACACTGTCGAGCGTCACAGGCGCTGCTGGTATTACAGGAAAATACGGTAACGAGGTACTTGCAGCATTTGGTAGGCTCTGGGTTGCTGACGTAAACAACGACAAGTCTACCGTGTACTGGTCAGATTTGTTAATTGGTCACGACTTTGCAGGTGGTACTAGCGGCAGTATTGACATTTCTAAAGTATGGCCCGACGGTTATGACGAGATTGTATCTTTAGCGGCTCACAACGGATTGTTAATTATATTCGGTAGACATAGTATTGTTGTATACCAAGGCGCTGAAGCACCAGCAACAATGAGCTTGTTTGATACAGTAAACGGAGTAGGCTGTGTTGACAGAGATACTGTACAATATACAGGTACCGATGTTTTATTCTTGTCACACGAAGGTTTAAGAAGTTTTGGCAGAGTTATACAACAGAAGTCTTTGCCTTTAACAAAACTAAGTAACACAATTACTAAAGACATTATCCAGCTTATACAAGAAGAGAATCAGTTTTTTAGATCTGTTTATAGTCCAGAAGAAAACTTTTACTTAATAACTTTTACTAGTCAAAAGATGACTTTGTGTTTTAATTTAAAAGGAACTTTAGAAGATGGGTCGTACAGAGTAACTCGATGGCCTTCTTCTGTGTTTACTGCGTATCACAGGAAAGACAACGGAGATCTTTTAATAGGCGTTATTGGTGGTATAGGAGAGTACAAAGGATATACTGATAACAATTCTTCATACCGTTTTAAATATTACAGTCCTAGTTTATCTTTTGGTGATTCTTCTAGAATTAAAATACTTAAGAAGATTCGTCCAGTTATCTTTGGTGGTAACACATCCGCAGTCTTTTTAAAGTGGGCGTATGATTTTGATACAAATTATAAAACAGCAAGTATTGATCTTGGAGACCAAGTACCTTCATATTATGGTGTTGCTGAGTATGACATAGGTAAGTACAACCAAGGATTTTTATTAAACAGATCAAGCGTTAATGCTACCTCATCTGGCGCTACTGTTGTTGTAGGACTTGAAGCAGACATAAACGGATTTGAGATGTCACTTCAAGAAATTAACTTATTAGCACTAGTTGGTAAAACGATTTAATTAGGAGAAAACAATGGCCGATGAAAATCAACCTCAAGATCCCGGTTTCGTTGAAAATCTTTTTGATTTCTTAGGAGGCGGTGGTGGTCAAGGTCTTGCTGGTCTTGGCTTACTTACTTCTGCCTATGGAAGACTGGGTGATATTGGAGAACGTGGCTTAACGTTAGGTCAACAACTAGCTGAGACTCAAATGGGTCAAGCTGCGTTTAGACCTTATACTGTAACTACTTCTACTGGTGGTCAGTTTGGTATGATGCAAGATCCTACAACGGGAGCTATGACATATCAGATGGGCGTTTCTCCAGAAGAGCAAGCGTTTCGTCAACAGATGTTTGGCGGTGCTGGACAGTTCTTTCAGCAAGCAGCTATGCCTACAACAGATCGTGAACAGGCTGTTTATGAGCGTATGCGAACTGCTATGGCTCCTGAAGAAGAGCGTCAGCGTTTAGCTTTAGAAGAGCGGTTGGCTGCTCAAGGTCGTCTTGGTGTTCAGACTGCACAGTTTGGCGGTACTCCTGAGCAACTAGCTATGGCTCAAGCTCAAGAAGAATCACGTAATAGAGCTATGTTATCTGCTATGCAGCAAGCTCAGGCTGAACAAGCACAGCAAGCTGCGTTGGGTGGACAGTTCTTAGGGTCTAGTTATTTACCACAGCAAATGCTTCTTCAAGGTTTAACTCCCGGACAAACTGCTGCGGCACAACAACAGCAAGCGCAGTTGTACGGTACTGGTCTCTTTGGCGAAGCTTCTGCTTCGGGCATTGACGCTCTGCTTGGTGCTGGTTTAGGACAGGCTAACCTTATGGGTGCAGCAGGTACTGGCTTGTTGTCTGGTTTGTTTAGCGGAAGTGGTAGTGGAAGCGGATCTGGTGGAGTTAATTTTTTTGATCTAGTAGAACAAGGCGTTAGAAGTTTACCCGGCTTTGGCGATTAATTTTAGGAGTATAAATAATGGCTAGATTTGGTAGAAGTTTTGTACAAGCTGCAACACAGCCTCAGTATGCTCAGGGGTTGTTTACTGCTGCACAACAGATAGGTGCTGCTCCGGGTCGTAGACGTGAAGAAGAAGAAGAAAGAAAACGTATGGGCATGCTTCGTGATATGGGAGCTGTTGAAAGAGCCGACTACATGGCAAGTATTGCAAAGACTCCTCAAGAGTTAATGCAGGCAACAACCGCCAAAGATCAAGCAGTACGTCAAGGATCTCTTACAAGCTTGCGTGGACTTGAAGCCGCTAGACAAGCTGCTGGTACAATAGAGGAAAAGCAACGTATAGAAGAAATAATGAGTCGTGTTGCTGTTCAGGCAGGTGTAGATCCTACTACAATTGCAGGACGTACTCAAGCAGAACAGGATGCTGAAACTAATAGAGAGTTTGCGCAGGCTCGGTTAAAAAATCAACAACGTCAAGAACAAGAGGCTGCGATTAGTCAAGCATATTATAATGTTCCCGCTGAATCTAGAGAGCAGTTTGAACAAAATGTAGTCAAGTCTGGTTTTGGTAATGTTATTGATGAGCTAAAAGAAGATAAAGCAAGAGATGAACTGTTTCAACTACAGCTTAAAAACGCTAAAACACGGGCCGCTGAAAACGCAGCAATGAAAAAAGAACCTCTTCCTACTGGTAGCTTACAAGATAGAATCAATCAAGCTAACATTGACCCACAATTAAAAGATCAATTCTTGTCAGAGTTAGCGGAAGTTAAACAGCCTGACTTTGAAGCTGGAGAAACATGGAATCCGGGTGAGAGAAAGCAAGCAGAAACCTCACTAGAGTCTCTTAATAGAGCCGTTAGAGCAGAGGTGTCTAAAGAAGTAGGTAGAAAAAACTCTATCCGTTCAGATATTCGCACGCTTGAAAGACAAAAAACTAAACCGCCTACTAAAGCTCAGATTGATGAACAGATGACACAGGCAGAAGAAAACGTGGTTACTACAGGAGCGTTTGGTATGACTGTTAAAGACGATCCTGAAGCGGTTAGAAAAGAAGCTACACGTTTGGCCAGAATTGCTAGAGATAATCAGATTAATGATCTACTAGAACAACGTCGTGCTGAACTGGGCGAACAAGCTATAACAGAACCTGTTGAAACTGAAGAGGAAGAAGAGTCCACACAACTTACCACTAAGGCTGATCAAATAGTAGGACTTTAATAATGTCTGATAGGTTAAATAAGTACGCTGCTTGGCTTGTTGAGAACGAAGACAAGAAAGGCACTGAAGAGTTTCAGACAGTTGCTGATGCTTATCGTGCGTTACGTGTACAACCAGAGCGTAAAGCGTTAGAAGCAGAGCTGACACAAGCACAACAAGAGCAGGCAGAAGCGGCTTACAGACTAGAAGCGGCTGAAGATACTGTGCTTGAGAACTTAGCAGAGGGTATTCAAGAAATGTCTTCTGCTGGCGTAGGTCTTGCTGTAGATACTATTGATGCTTTCACTTCTATTGGTCGTGTTCCTTACGAAGCAATAACAGGTAAGGATGTTCGTACTCTTCGTGAAGCGATGTCAGGAACGGCGCTTGATCTAGATCGTCCCTTTATGGAAGAACGCACTGCCGCTTTGTTTGGTCCTCGTTTGGCTGCTACTTTAGCTACGGCAGGAGGCGCCGGTGCTGTTCAAGTTGCTCGTGATCCTGCAAAGATTTCATCTGCTTTGAAAGACATTGCTGGTTTGGGAATGACTAAAACTCCTGAAGCCGTTGCTGCGTCTGCTTTGGTGTCAGCCGCTAAAGAATCTGAAACAATCGGTAAAGTAGCTGATGATATTCAAAAGATGACTGATGACTATCGTCCTCAAATAGAAGCAAGATCTGTCACACCAGATGGCAGCGGAGGCGCAGTAAAACGTGTTGAAGGCGGTTATTCATACGGTGGTTTACGAGCCACTGGCAACGCCAAAGAAGGTTATGACATTCCCGGAGTAGGAAAAGTAGACAAGAAAGCTGATATTAAACCTGCAATTGATGATCAGTTTACTGCCTTTCAAAAAGCTAGGGAGCAGATGCAGGTAGAATACAACTTACGCAAGCAGTTACAGAAGACAGAAGATTTTTCTGAGTTGCGGGGAATGACAACAGCACCTAAGCGCGTAACTTTTACTCTTGGAAGGCAGGCTCAAAAAGACGTAGGTTTAACAACACAAGCTATTGACACTGCTGAAGACGCGTTGTACTACAAAGTAAGTCCTGAGATTGCAGGAGCTGCTACTATTGCTGCACAGTCTTCTGGCGTTAAGATGAATAGAGCTTACGATGATTATCTTCTTCCTGTAGTTCCTGTTATCCAACTGTGGCGAACTAATAAAGAAGCCGCTAAAGCTATGCTGGATTATTCTCGTGGCTTAAAAGGCAACAACAGATCTCAATTCTTTAAGCGTTTGTCTGACGCTGGTGTTTCAAGTCAAGAGATACGCGCTGTCAATAACTATTTAAACTTTAGAGGTCAGTTGTTTAAAGAACATCGCTTTAACATAGGCGAAGAAACCTCAGTTTTAACTGACAGATTACACATACAAATGCAACCTATCGAAGAGCTAGGTGAGAAAGCTGCGTATGCAAAACGTGGTAGAAAAAATTACTTAGAAGTTCAACAGGACCAGTCTAGGCGTGCTTTGCGTAACAGGGCAGCAGCTACTGATGAAATGATTGAGCAGTATCAAAATCCTTTTTTAACTGACTTTAAGTTACTTAACCAAAACGACTTTTTAAATGAGATAACAAAGCGTATTGATGTAGGATCTTTGGGTGTTAAAAGTCCAACAGGCCAAGAAGCTTTTCAGGCTGTAGCTCGTCGCCTCTCTGAAGATCTTCCTGACAACGTAGCTGAAAGAGGTGCTAGAATTATTGAGGACATGGTTATTGGTTCTCAACAACACGCTCCTGCTGTGGCTCAGTTAATATCTACTTTGTCTTATGGCGGCACATTGATGTCGTTGAAGTCTGCTGTGTTGAACCTTCACGATGTTTTTGTATCTCCTATGCTCAACGGAGTTGCTGCTACAATTCGTGGGACTAAACGAGCGTTTGATAGAAATCAAAAAAGTTTTGTAGACCCTGAGTTAACAGGTATTAATAGACAGACTCAAGGAGAGTTTGCTAACAAGCTTGTTGATGAAGTCGGTAGAATGTCTGATGATCCTTCTGCGATAAGAGAAGCAAGCAGGTTTGCAGCTAAAGGTCTTGAGAAGGGGATGAAGTGGACGTTGTTCAGCGGCATGGATAAGATAGGTAAACGTGCTGTAATGAATAGCGTTATTGAAAACGGCTATGACTTAGCTAAGAAAGGAAAGTTTAACGAGAAGTGGGGTAACTATTTCTCTGAAGCAGAAAGGTTTACTATCATTAATGCTTTCCGAAGACACGGTAAAAACCTTGAAGGCATGTCAGAAAAAGAGTTGAAGCTTATGTCTGAGCTTGCATATGCAGGACTAGGACAACAGCAGCTTACTTCAGTAGCGGGGAGACCTTTGGCTTGGTCAACAAACCCTGTAATACGTCCTCTATATACGTTGATGGGTTTTGCTATTGTACAAAGATCTTTACTGCGTAAAAAAGTAATTGATGAATTAACAGCTGGTAACGAAGGACAGGCAGCTAAGAATGCCGCTTTGTACATCGCCAGTGCTGGTGTTGGTTACGCTGTTCTTGATGAGGCTCGTGACTTTGTTTTCTCTGGAGGAGAGGACGAAATAACAGGAGAGGAGTTATTGTTTAAAGCGTTGGTAGATCAACCACTCTCTGTTATGACTTTAAACAAAGCACCAACATCGCAATACCAGTACAACAGATTTAAAGCTAACCCCTATGAGTGGGCTGTTACTTCTATTGCGCCTGCGGGTGGTTTGATTGAACAAGGAACTGCGGCAGGTATTGATTTGATAACAGCGCCTATATCAGAAGATCCAGCAAAGAATGTTGAGAAGGCTTGGAATCATATTATGCAGGTTCCTTTGTTAAACAATTCTATTGGAACTGCAATGGCGATAATGGGTAGTCCTGTTGGTACAACAACTACTGTAGTTAAAGAAGAAGGGGCCGAAGCCCCCTAGTTTAGATCTCGCAGTTGTTACCTGTACAGGCTAACGTCTGTGATCCTTCAGTCATATCAGAGTTCTCAGAGATGTTCCACTCAATAGTCTCTGGGAACTCTGCCTTCAACGTCTCATAAGTCTCTAAGTCAATAGGCTCATAAGGTGCTTGTTGATAGGTATGCTCTGAGTACGGCAAGAACGATACACCACTGATCTTATCGAACTTGTTGTACAACCACTGACCCACCTCTAAGAACTCATCGTCACGATAATAACAAGTCATTGATGGTTTGTGTTCACACCAGAAGTCCTGATAGATCTCCCATAGTTCAAGTTGCTCCATAGCACCCATCTCAGAGGCCACCACAGCCCCGTCAGGAGACTTTATAGGGAAGGAGAATACCTTGGTACTGGGTGACATTACATCGTCCTCTACAGGAACTCCTGCGGCTTCTAAGACTTGGCAGAGGGGGTCTCTTGCATCTGCTCTAACTCGTCTAATGTACTGATCCGAGTATCTAGGATGGATGCCAGATGCAGAATCAACCAACTGACTAACAGTACCGGAAGGTTTAACAGCAGTAATGGCAGTGCTAGTATTAATACCAAGCTTGTTAGCCCATTCCTTATTAGTGTTAATTGCTTCTTCCTTGAGTTCAGTAAGCCAAGTTTTGAGAACACCTTTATCTCTCCTTCCTGATAGGGTTGGATGGTCCATGATACCTGTTAGTGATACACCTAGTAACGCTTCTTCCTCAGTATTTTTCTGCCATATCTTACGAAGGTAACGGAAGTTAGTTAAGGTAGCCTGTAAAGTTCCAAGGATAGACGCAACACGTACTTTTCGTTTAAGGTCTGACAACGTATCGGTTGACCTGACAACAACTTCCGATAGATTGCAGAATTGGTTAGGTCGTAGGATGATCTCGCTACATGGATTAGTTCCAAAATCATAGGTAGCATCTCGTCGCTCGTTCTTTGCAGCTTGCTTTTGACTTGCGACTCTAGAGAACATACCTCGCTCTCCTGATCGGGACTCGTATAAACTTTTCCACTCATTTAGGAATGCCTCAAAGTCTGGCTTTTCTGTATAACACGCACTGTTGTTGGCTAGTCCCCGTTGAGGGTTGTCGTTCCACCACTGGCCTGACTTGCATCGTCGGAGTCTATCGTCAGTGAGGTTAGACAGACTGATGAGAGCGGACCTGCGTACACCGCCGACGACGACGATCTGTGCAATCTTACAGCAGAGATCATGACATTCGATGGAGCTAAGTTTACGTCCAGCAGCCTCCCGAAAGACGCTGACTGTGAAGTTGAACAGATCGACAAGAGGCTCTGGACCAGATGCTCTACCTCCGAAGGTCTTAAGGGCTGCCCCTGCAAGTCGTACTCCAGACACGTCCCATTTTGGAAGTTGGCCTGAATAGAGCAAGCTAATAAGTTCCCGGTAAGCTTTAGCCCATCCAATTTTGCTATCGGCGACGTGTATAACTGAATCGGTATCATGAAATTCCTCCGCTACTTCAGGTAGTTTAGATACGTACTGTCGTTCAACAGAGAAACCTACGCCTGTACCGCACATAAGTACGTACATCATCTCGTCAAACGCTTTAGGGTGATCAATAGGTAGGTAGCTACAGTTAAAGCCAGCTACGTTGTCACGGTCAAGTGCGTCACCAGCCGTCATCAACGCTCTCATGCTAGGCATAACACCCATATCGTGAATGTCTGCGAAGATGCCGTTAGCTTCTTCAAGTGTTAGATTACCTTTCTCAATCCAAAAGTTTAAGTACCTGTCGATTGTTTCTTCCCAAGTCTCACGGCGCTGTTCCTCTGGTAGGTAACGTGCGTAGCGGGACTTGTGAATGTACTGTTGATATGCGTCCATTAATTTAATTCCTTAATCAATCTGTCAATGTACCACCGACACTTGCGTAAGTCTTCGATGGGTTTACCTTTGTAGTCGTAGCGCCAGAGGTACTTCAATGCGTTACCCTTAAGATAACCACGAAACTCATGCTCAGGCATGGATGCCTTGATAGCTTCTATAGCCTCAACAGCACCTTTGTTGTAGTGGTCAGGTTGGTCTACAGGGTCTGCTTTCTTTCGTATTGAAAGATTGTTTAGTGCCGTGATTGTATCCCACTCTTCAGGACTTGCGTTGTCTACACTCATCCGTACTTCCTCCTAAGATACTGCATACTAATAGGTAGCTCATCAAAGGAGCCGTCGTCTACTTCATTGAGCATCCAGATTCCAGACCAACTACCGTTCGTTTGTGGGTTTAAGTAGTCTTCACTATGGTTGTAGTAGATACCAGCAAACAATCCAGTGATGTTACTACCGTCTGCTTTACGTGCGTAGGCTATGTCTCTGTCTTGCACGTGTCCCATGATGCACGACATGAACTTCTTTTGCAACATGAGTTTTGCGCAGGTGACTGGTCTGCCCATGACTCCGCTCGTGAAGTAGTGGCAGTACGCGATGCCGTCGATGATGATTGGTTGTAGAAAAGGGACAACCTCCCATCCGGCTTCTTCCAATAAGAAATGATCATAACTCATAAGTCCTTCTAGTTTCGGATCAGATTCAATAGCACGTTCAATCCGTTGTTCATGGTTACCTAACAAGAATACCATCCGTGGTGTCCATGTCTTCTTCTTGTTACTACGCAAGCGTTCCTTCTCTGCTTCGATAGGCGCTAGGAAGTGTTCCATAGCGTTCTGTCCTGCTTGTATGTCTCGTGTGTACCGCCGTCCTTCAAAGGACTTTTTACCTACGTCATAGCTACTGAGACTTTCCATGTCCCAGTGATCCCCCAGATGAATGATAACGTCAGGCTTTGTTGCGGCTGCATACTTACCGGCCCAGTATAGATGATCAACACTGTTACCGGGTTTTACTTGCGTATCAGGTATTACAAGATGTCTAGTCATTGCTTTTTACTCCATCCAGCAGGACAGGTTTCTGGTGTGTACCATGTGAAGCCCTGTTTCTCTGCCCACTCTTGCATGGTGTATCTTGTCCCGTCACTTCTACGTCTTGCTCCGGGCATGGCGGTTCTGGGGTTTTGGAAGACAAATACCAGCTCCTCCTCCTCCCCAAGACCGTTGCTGATGTCAACATACTTCCTCGCTTCCGCACGATCTCTAAATCTCCCCTTAGCTTCAATATATATAGTGGAATGTGTACTGTAATATACAAAGTCAGGCTCGTACGTTTTAACTTGGGTGTATGTTAACTTACCTACATGGTACTCGCATCGTCTGAACTTCTGATGAAGATCATATTCAAACCAACTGTCATATCCTTTTGGGATGTTACGTTTAGTTCTCTTCTTCACTTGGTCTTTCCCATGTTTGATTAGGTTCACGGCGTAGCCAGAGCAGCCTAGCGTTCTCGATGACACGCTCTTCAGACTCTAACAACTCAACACACTTGTTGAACATCTCTATCTCTGACAGTCCTTCAAGGATCTTCTGAGACTTCTTATCACCAATACCATACACACCGACAATGTTATCAGCTTTGTCACCCATGATGATCTGACGATAGAAGAACAACAGACCTTCCTTTTCATTAACAGAAGTCAGTTGACGTTTGTTGAAGTTGTAATGTCTGCACGGTACTTGCTGGAAGTCCTTGTCAAGACTGACAATGATGCTGTCAGGGATGGTGGTAGCGTCGATAGCAATCAAGTCATCAGCTTCCTCATCTTCTGATACAACAGCATTCCACTCTTTGATTAGGTATTCACGTATAGCTTGCAAGTGTACAGGCTTTTCTTTGTCCTTACGGTTACCCTTGTAAGGCGCAGTAACGGCTACATCATTACGGAAGTTACCCTTACCTGTTAGGTAAACACGGTAGTCAGGCTCGCCGTCTATCATAGTGTATAGATCGCTTACCAGATCAGACAAGAAACTGCCCGTAGTATAACAGGCAGTCTTGACTGACTCATCATTGCACTTGAAGGCACAACGATAAGCCACAATGTCACCATCAATCAGGATCACAACGCTTCTGCTTCAGAGACTGAGTTGTCAGCGTATTCGATCAGGTTAGTAACCTTCATCTTGATCATGGATGGTGAACGTCCAGTACCAACAGACCAATCGTAGTAACCGACAACAGCAATAGCTTCAGAGCCGTTAGCGATTAACACATCTTCAGGTATCTCAGTACCGTCAGCATCGGTCAACCGCATAGGGTTGTTAGACTTCATTGTAATAAAGAAGCCACGGTCATCACCTTTGTTGCTTGGTGCGATACCCATCTCTTCAATGGCCTCAACAGCTTTCTCGCTGAGGTTGCCAAGCTGCACTTGGTACTTGTTACTGTACTTGTTGAGCTTGTTACGCTCGCACCAGTAGACGGTTCCGCGTACAGTGATGGGTGGTAGTTTGTTTGCAGACATAAGTTTCTCCTTAATGTGTCTCTGCCCAATTGTTACCTACTCTATACTCGCCGTCTAAGGGACACCGTAGGCTGAGTGTCTCACCGGCGATTCTGATAGCACGTACACCCATACGTCCAACCGTATCAGCATAGTGTGCTGGTGTTTCTATTTGCCATTCGTCATGGACGTTTGCAACAAATTTGTGTGGGATGTTACGTAGTTTATCTGACAAGTGTACCAAAGCTTGTTTCATAACGATAGCCCCAGCACCTTGTAATAATGTGTTCAGTGCGGCGTGTTCTGATCTGACTCTGAGCTTTCGTCCGTCGAGTCCATCAAGGATGCCTGATACAGCCTGTCTGTGAATATCTCCTCTAACTCTTTCAAGAGACGGCGTGTTAGAAAGAAATGTTTCTTTAAGTCTGCGTCCAGTAACGCTATTTCCTCCAACGATAGCTCCGATCTTAGCATCTCCGGCTCCATACAGAAACGCATAAATGAATGTTTTCGCAAGAGGTCTCGTCTCAAGTCCAGCTGCTCGTTGATTAGCCGTATGAATATCGCCATTGAGGATTTCATTAGTATAGCTCTCATCGTCCATATAGTGAGCCAACATACGTAGCTCTAAACCGCTGGCGTCGATGCCAACTAACTTATTACCTTCATCCACTGTCCAGCATGAGCGGCACTCATTACCAAACGGCGCAGATACTGCTGGTACTTGTGCCATGTTAGGTGACTGGTGTGTCATACGTCCTGTCACAGCTCCGTTAGTGATGACTCTACCATGTACTCTACCATCGTCCTTCACTGCTTTCAACCATGAATCTATCTGAGCTACTCGCTTTTGCAGCATCATGTAACGTGCAACAGCTTTGGCTTCAGGCAGATCTATACTGTCCAGTACCTTTTCATCGACAATGATGTTGCCCTTCTCAGTCTTCTTGTCAAACTTAACACCCAGACCTTGCAGTCGTTCTGCTATCTGCTTCCGTGAACCGGGATTGAACACTGTTACCTTATCCTTCAGTCTCTTACCTGTCTTCTCTGACCAGCGTTCTTCAACGATAGGTGGGAAGATAGCTTGTAACTCTGACTCGATGTTGTTCATCTCAAACATAAGATCCATCATCAACTTCTCTGCAAAGGGTACGTCAAGCTTAAAGCCGTTGCGTTCCTGCTCAGTCACGATCCAGCCTATGCGATGCTCAAGATCAATAGCCTGCTGCGAGAAACCTTCCTTGTATATTTGTAGTTCAAGCCACTTATGTACCCGCTCAGTCAGTTCAACGTCAGCGATACAGTACTCGATCATCTCTTCTGTTAGTCCACCGTCGTAGTCTGTGAAGTCGAGCTTCCCTGTTCCTCCAAGGATTGCTCCCCAATTACGCAGTGAATGTCCTCCATCTTGGCTGGGGTTGTAGAGTCGGGAGAGGTAGAGAGTATCCACAATAAGATGCCTAGGGATGCGTACGTTCCAAACACGATCAAGCACACCAACATCGAAGCCGATGAGATTATGTCCCACAATTTCTTCAGCATTGTTCAACACCTTCTTCAAAGACTCTGGTGTCGTATGTACTTGGGTGTTGTTCTTCACCTTCGTAACGGCACACCAGATCGTTGAGTGATCCAAAGTAGTTTCTATGTCCAAGTAACAGGTATTCATCGTATCTCTCATTCAGTTCGTTACGTTCAGCGTCGTGGTTAAACTTCTGGTAAGTCTCCGTCAACTGTTCCTGTTCCAATATCCAAGTCCCAATCTTGCTCATGGTGTATCATCTCCTCTATGTCTGCGAGTGTTCGTAGATCAGCACGGTCAATTACATCACCGTCATCTAGACTAACAGCGAAGCACTTGTTGCACAAATCTACAAACTCTTGGCTAACAGCGAATCGTCTTGTTGCTTCGTAGTCTGTTAGCTCTACGTCACACGCTATACATCTCATTCAATAAGTTCCCCAATAAAATCATCGACCGATAGTAGTTCTTCTTGTTTCATGGCGTGAAGCATACCAGATCCAAAGTTTTTAAGTGTACTGTCTGATAATAACTGCTCACGTCTGGCAAGTCCACCTACTCTGTAGGTTGGGAAGGTTCCTATCATTAACATATACCAATCACAAGGCTTTCCTTTTTTATGTACGCCAGCAATCAAATGTCCGGTAACATACTTGGTAGCTTTAATATCTAATGTTTTTCCCTTCACTAACAGATCATGGTCAGGTATCACGTCTACCTCTAGGTCAGGCCAGACATTTAAAATCTTAGCTGCTGCCATCTCAGATGCAACACCTTCCAGATCTGTTTCGTGATCTGATTGCGGGCCTTTTCTGTTATTAGGTATGCCCATCTTTCTAGCAGACTCGAAGCGTTTCTTTGCTATGTACTCAGCAACCTTCTGTTCAGTTTCAGATAAAGTAATTTCATAATGCGACATCATTCTTTTCCTCACGTTGTGTTAGTCGTCCAGTAGCCTCGTTGTAGAAAACCTCACATGCCTTTCCTGTCTTGCCAGTGTACCTATTCTTCAACACACGCAGCACGGTCGTGTTTCTAACAACGGGATCGTCACTCTGACTGTTACGTTCAGCACCGATGACGGCGTCAGAGAGCTGTGCAATCGACGCAGAGCCACGTAACATACCAAGGCTAGTGACAGCACCGTCCTCCAATTGCTTCCCTTCAGGGCGTCGTAGGTGGCTCACAAGGAACATGCAAATACCCATCTCCTGTACGAACGTGCGTAGCTTAGTCATGATCATGTCCAAGGCACGTCGTTCATCGCCGTTGCTCTGGTCAGAGACCAAGATAGAGACGTGATCCAGTACGATATAACGTACGCCTAGTACCTTGACGAAGTATCTCATCCTGCCCAGTACGTTTTCTATCTCGTTACTACCGAAGTGTTCCCAGAGATAGACACGGTTCTCATAGTCCATCGTATCGTAAACAAGGTCAATGTCTTGATCGTCGTACTCACAGTCAGGTAAGTGGATAGGTTTGTTCAGCTCAAGACCTACAAGGCCACGCATGGTACGCTCAGGTGTCTCCTCAAGAAACATCAGACCAAGGTTATCCTCAGACTGTGCCATGATGGAACTGACTACCTCACGTAGGAGAGTAGACTTACCTAGTCCAGAGCCTGCACAAATAGTAACCAGCTCTGCTGTGCGTATACCGTACAGGTGTTTGTTCAGCCCCTCGAAGGGGTATTGTACCTTAGACTTAACAAGCGGCTTCTTGATCAGATCACGTAGCTCACCAGCACCCACGATACCTTCAGGTGTGTAAGGCTGTGCAGACCAGAATACTTTGGTGTACATCTCCGACTGATTGTTAACAAGATAATCACACGCATCCTTGTAGCCGTTGACGTGCTTAACAATCCTTGCTTTGTTACCGAACAGATCAGCACATTCCTTCGCTGCCTTCTGTCCCGGCTCGTCAGCATCGAAACAAATAACAATGTTCTCGAAGCTGTTCAGCCAATCATAAAAGAGGCGACAGTCCTTTGCCGCCGACGTTGCACCGTTACGGACACTGACAACGGGAAACTTACTACCTGTCATTTGGTGAGCCGCTAACGCATCATACTCACCTTCAACGATAGTTACATACTTACCACCTTCAGAGAACAAGTGCTGTCCATACAAGCCTGCTTGCTTCCAATCTCCAATGATACTGAACCGCTTGTCAGGGTTACGAACCTTGGCAGCTATCGGCTTTGTTGGATCGTCAGGGTTATAGTAACCGAATGTTGTAACGTCACCCTGCTTGAGTGCTGCGTACTTCTTCGCCGTCGTTCCTGTAATCAAACGGTCAGTAATCGTACGATACTCCGCTGTGATTAAACGATGTTCTGTCTGGGTGAATGACGGCTTAGGCTTATCGCTGATAGAACCTAGCTCTCTGACGTTATCTACCTTGTCGGCTTTCGTGTACTTGCTACAGTTAAAACAATAACTAGAGCCGTCCTCATTGTACGATAACGCATCACTGCTACCGCAATCAGAACAAGGCTGATGTGTCTCAGTGAATGCCATAACGGCCTGCCCCCATGTCAGTGTAAAGCTCGTCAACTTCTTCGTCGTCCATTGATTCTAACAAGTCAGAGAAGAAGTTACCTGCAATGTTCATAGCCTCAATGAGCGTTAACGTCTCAAGCTGTCGCTCAACAAGCTCACTTACTTTCTGTTCTTTAGAGATACTCATAGGTTAAATACCTTATAAGATAATATTTTTAAATTAAACTTTTCTGCTTCTGTATAGATTATAAACACAGCTCACAGTTCTTCGTCAACAATATGTTCAACAATTTTATCGTAAACGTGTTGACCAATCATCTCGACCAGCTCAACACCGTACCACTTAACAGAGTCTAAGATGATCAGCCCGTCCTCGTTTGTGAACTGAACTGTAATGTCAACCAACATCTCTACGTCAAATAGATTACATTCACCCTTCATAAAACCTCCGTTGTGTGCTTGACAATTCTATATCGTTTACCATTGTCCCGCTTTGTTTGCACGTAGTACTTAGCCTCGTCTACGTCGTTTGTTGTGAACACCTGCGACCAAACATCGTCGTATAACTCAACTACATATGTTGTATTAACACCAATCATCTGTATGCATCCTCCCAATAACAATCCAACTGTAATTGTTTTTGATATATTTCAGTCAACTCTTTCAAAAGTCTTTCGCAATCCTCGACAGCGATTATGTCCACCAGTCCTATCTTGTCGTCGTACTGCGTATACGGTGCCGCTCCGTTTAATTCACGATATGCTCGCGTTGCTTTTACTTTAAGTTTTAATACTTCGCTTGTCATGTCTCTCTCCTAAATCATGTTTACATATTCATCATTGATAATTGTCTGAACGTGTATGTAACCTTCAGGCCAGTACGTGTACGACTCTTTGAGTGCCTTCGCTGTTCTATGTACTGACGCCTCGAAGT